CTTTTACATTGTCTATGTACTCGTGCTTGTCTGCCATGGCTTCGTACTCAGCAAAAGCTTTGTACTCGATCTCTGGCATACCTACTGTGTCCAGAAGTAAACTGTAGGCGTGTTGGTGTATGCTTTCCATGTTGTTGAAAGCACCCATCATCATACGAGCCTCAGGCTTCTTAAAGATCCTCATGTACCTATCTACGTACCCTGAGCTTACGTCTACGTCAGACTGTGTAAACAACCTGAATATCTGCGTCAGTAGGTTTCTTTCGTTATCGTCTAACGACTGCCAATCTTTTACATCGTTGTGCAAAGGCACGTCCTCAGGGAACCAGTGCATCTGATTCTGCTGAGAGTAGTAGTCAAACATCCATGGGTAGTCAAATGGCTTGTAGTAATCTCTAGTCGCTAATAAACTCACTAAGTGCCTCCAGCTTGTCCTTGTACTGAGCTATCTTTTCCAACTCATCCTCTATTGTTTGCAGCAAATCAGGGTGTTCAGCTACGCCTACATTGTTAGACATAAGTATTGACACGTTTACTTTGTGTCTATCTATCGATGCCTCTAACGAGTTCTTCAATGCTTGTATAATGCTTTCCTGCACGTCTTTGTTCCTCTTCCTGTTTTTTGTAGTAGTTTATCCACTCTTCGTAAGTAGTCAACCTATTTTCTTCCCAAATGTAAAACTTACAGTCGTATATTGGATGCCTAGGTAGCTGGGTAAGAAAATGACCCTCCGGAGAGGGCCACTTTACACTAAGAATTTTATCCAGCATACGCTCTATAAAACTCTTCTTAACCATAGTCTCTATAACCTCTCTTAAAAGCTAAAAGCTCTCTTTCTAAATGACGGTTATTGTCAACTACGGCACAGACTTGTCTGGTTCCTAGTTCCTGACAAAGCACTAGCTTATGGTCAGGTATTCCACGTAAGTTTGATGTAGTGGTTGTTGCACATCCAGCAGACAAGCAAAACAACATCAAAAACCCTACGCTCATAAACGCACTCACTACTTTTACTTCTGCCCCTCCGGGGTCTTCTTTAGCCCTCACAGCTTATACACTCCTGTTCTTCTAAGTTTATTTTTGGGATTTTAACGTTAACATTCTCTGAGTTCCTCGCAGCAGCAGACCTTAAGTAGTACATAGACTTTAACTTACTTGCCCCAGCCCAATGTACGCTGTTGACATAGTTTAAGTAATCGTTATGTATTTCCTGAGGTGCTTCAGACTTTGGAGGTACAAAGAAAAGGTTAACACTCTGGCTTTGGCAGATATACTTCTGCCTTTGGTGTGCATGATCTACCACCCACATTTGGTTTATCTCCGGGGCTGTCTTGAAGATTGCCTTCTCTTCTTCAGATAGTTCTTCAATGCCCTCAACAGAACCTTCAGCAGCCGAAATATCACGCCACGTCTTTTCATTGTTGAGATCTTTACTCTCCAGTAACTGTTCTAAATATTTGTTCTTTACCTTAAATGATCCTGAAAGAGTCTTGTGCGTGTATACGTTAGCCCTTGATGGCTCGATAGAAGGACTTGTTCCACCACATATAATACTGCTGCTAGCATTAGGAGCAACAGCGAGAAGGTGGGAATTACGCAAACCAGTACCACGCATATCAGGAGCTTCTCCACGTTCTTCACCCAAGCTGAGAGAAGCGATAAAAGCTGATTCCTTGATGTGTTTGAATGATTTATTATTGAAACTTGCAGCGTAAATGCCCTCGAAAGGTATTCCGTTACGTTGTAAGTAGCTGTGAAAACCCATCGCACCAAGGCCAAGCGCACGTTCTCTAAATGCTGAATAAGCGGCTTTAGCGAAGCCTTTTTGTTCTTTTTTGACATATTTCATAAACTCCTTTATGTTGTTAGGCATTAAAAAATGAGGTTCAGGTAAAGTGTCTACAGCGTTGTCAACAAAGTGCTGTATTATGTTATCCAACATCCTGATTAAGTCAGGTATAAAAGTTGGCACATCCTTCCATTCATCAAAGTACTCTAAGTTAACGCTTGACAAACAACAAACGGCAGTTCTCTCTTCATCAGTAGCTAAGGTAATCTCTGAGCACAGGTTACTCTGGTGTACTTTCAACCCCATGTTTTTCTGTGCATCAGGCATAGCTTCGTTACACCTGTCTATATTTACTATATAAGGTTCTCCTGTTTCTGCTCTGGTGTGTATTAGTTGCCACCATAGATCCCTAGCAGGTACAACTTTGACTGCTGCATTAGTCTTAGGATCTATTAGTCTCCAATCCTCATCCTTCTTTACAGCTTCCAAAAAAGCATCAGTGATGTTTATGCCGTTGTGTAAGTTAAGACACTTACGGTTCAAGTCTCCACCAGTAGTCTTACGCATTGCTATGAACTCTTCCACTTCAGGATGCGTAATGTCCATGTAGGCAGCGTAAGCTCCCCTTCTGGTTACACCCTGATTGAATGCTAGCATCTGGCTATCGACAACGTGCATGAAAGGTATGCTACCAGTTGACTGAGAGCCGTTAGAAGTAGCCACACCGTTACTCCTAACACTGCCCCAATAACCACCCAATCCTCCCCCGGACGAAGTAAGCCAGATATTTTCATCATAGTGAGAAGATAAGCCAACTCTGGAATCAGGAACAAAATTAAGAAAGCAAGAAATAGGTAATCCACGAGTAGTACCTCCATTACTCAATATTGGAGTGCTGAACATAAACCAGAGATTACTGGAGTAGTCATAAAGCCTCTGAGCTAGCTTGTAGTCAACTACACCTTGGTAGGTAGCTCCATAAACAGAAGCTCTAGCAAAAGCTTCTTGAGCGTGTGTTTCTTCCTTCCAGAAGTATCTGTCTTTGAGGGTACTCAAGGAGAAATCATTTAAGTTATCTTCTCTTGCATAGTCTATGCTGATACCTAAATAATCCTGAACTCCAGTTTTAGTTTCGCTTAACACTAGATATTATCCTCCCCTTTGAACTTCTTTTTCCAGTTCACATTCAATAAGCTTTTCGAGATAGTACCTAGCTTTGCGTAAGTCCTCCAAAGGCTTGTGTTTGTACTTGAACCTGTGCATATATTTTAACACAGATCCTTCGCAATAGAAAGAAAAATCTTCATCTAATTGCTGTTCAATGTAGTCGATAGCTTCCATACCACCTTGATTATAATGTGCTGGCCTAGTTACTGCGTCCCATTGCTGTGGGCTAGCTTCATCAATACTCTTCATTGTACGTTTCGTCCTCCAGTTCTTGCTCGAAGTACTCAAGCTTGTTAATTAACTTATCTTCAAACCTATCAAGTATTTCTTCACTTGACAAATCTAAAGACTCCACTAGGTCATCAGGATCGTATCTTTGTAACAGACGTTCCTTAATCTCTTCCATTGTTAGTCTAGGCTGACACATAATTCACCAGTTCCTTAGTTTCAGCTATTGTAAAAAATTTAAAGTTTTCCTTGTCACACCATTGACCCATAGTCATCTTCGCACCCTTACGTATTTTCTTGTTAGGGTCTGACAAAAGAAATACTAACTCTTTGTCACTACTGTCTCTGATTGACTTGTACTTCATAGTATCCCCGGCTCTGAAGAAACCTTTGCATTCAATCATAATACCAGTTTTCTTATGCACAAAGTCTGGTTTATAGTTTCGGTGCATTACGTAAGGGACGTTGTAAGGCTCGTAGGAAAACTGTCTCTTAGGCAGTATCTTAGCAAAAGTAGCCTCAAGTCCTGACCTGTACTTATTCTTATAGCCCTTGGATTTCAGGAACTTTCGGTTCATTTTTCACCTCTGTCAAAAACTTAGGGCCAGTAGAGTAAGCAAAGATTCTTAAGTTAGGATAACAGGAAAACTTAAAGTGGCAGTAAGAACAACCTACGGCTAGCTTCATGTTACCGCTTTTACCGTCAGGCACAGTCTCATGGCAGTGCTCAGGAGGCTCCTTAGCCTTCACAACCTCTTTTATGTGCTTAACCCTAGCTACTATGTCTTCTTCCAAAACTTTGTGTACAGGAGCTTGTGTGTCCTCTAAATCATACTGTAAGTAAGTTAAGTGACCATTCTGTTTGTCCATAGCTAGCCAACCAAACTTAGTGTCACCTTCGGAATGTGCATAGCCTTTGATTTGATCTATATAACCAAAAGGATCATCAAAAGCCAGCGTTGCGTCTTTAAACTTCTTAAATCCATAACTACTAGCAGACTTTACGTCAGTTACTACTCCATCTATCTTACAGTCCATGTGTCCCTTGATACCGTCTACTTCACATTCTTTCTGTTCATCCGTTACGGAATGTCCTGAAAGCCTAGTGAGAAACAAAAGCAACTCTTCAATCAAGTGTCCGTACAGGAACTTAACTAAGGTAGCAGGTTGCATAGGTTCTTTCGGGCCTACGTTGTTGTAATGATTCCAGAGGTATCTATCGTCTTTACCTATGTTTGACATACGTAACTTACGTGCATCAAAGGAGCCACGATTAGTAAACTCTTTTCTCATTAAGTCTTTGACTGCTTCACCGAACTTCTCTATTTCAGCTTCAGCGTCTACTGCCTTGTCTACTCGTTTAGTTTTGACTAAGGCGTATATGTCTTCGACTAAAGTATTAACTGTTTTCACTATCAGAGCCTTTGTAATGGTTGACAAACCTACATTTTCTAGTTCTAGGATCAAAAGATAAAAACACTACTCCTGCATCTTTTTGTTCTTGTGTTCTAACACCAGAATGTTCTTTGTGAGGTTTATTAACTTTGTCCGTTTTAACGTCTATGAGTGTTATTTCTCCATCTTTGATAGCTATTAAATCTATCATCCCTGTGCTGCCTAAGTTTTTAAACACTTCATATCCATTATCCCAAAGCCAAGTAACTGCGTAATACTCAGCAAAGTCTCCTTTCCGGCTGGGATCACTAATACGTTCTTGTCCAGATTTTTCTTTATTCGTGTAACCCCAGTGTAAACTTTTTTTATATTTTATATGTCTAATTATCCTAGAGTTGTCTCTTTTATCTCCTTTGTAAAAGATAAAATTTAATCTTTCTAGCTCACTAGGCCTACAAGATATTGTGCTACGACCCATGTTAGGATAATTTTTTTCCATTTCTTTTACTGTAATTCCTTTTTCACCTGCTTCTTCAATTAAACCTAAAACAAATGCTCTAGTTTTTGCTAACGGTACTGAATAAGCAGCGTCTTTGCTCGTTGATGGAGCGTTTTTTCTGTGTAGTTTGTAACGCTCTTTATCGTCAAACATATTTAGTTGCTCTATATCAGTGTGTTTCTGCCCAGCTTTTTCCATAACTGTACTCTCCTGTTAACGGACATCTAAGTTTGAAGTGAAGGCCAGCAGCTTCCAAACA